CACAATCCTATTTTGAAGCATTTGGTATTGATACATCTAGAGTTTTACACACACCAATTACAGATGTTGAAGAACTCAAATTTGATATCGTAAACCAATTAGATAATATTGACAGAAAAGATAATGTCATTGTCGTTATCGATTCTATCGGTAACCTTGCATCTAAGAAAGAACTAGAAGATGCCAAGAATGAAAAATCAGTTGCAGATATGTCTAGAGCAAAAGCACTCAAAGGCTTATTCAGAATGGTCACACCTTACTTAACTATGAAGAATATTCCATTGCTTGCTGTAAACCATACTTATCAAGAGATTGGTTTATTCCCTAAAGCAATTGTTTCTGGCGGAACAGGTATCTATTACTCAGCTGATAACATTTGGATTATCGGAAGACAACAACAGAAAAAGTCAGGCGAAATCAAAGGCTATAACTTTGTGATTAATGTTGAGAAATCTAGGTTTGTAAAAGAAAAATCTAAGATTCCAGTATCAGTTACATGGGAAGGTGGTATTTCAGAATATGGCGGAATGCTCGATGTTGCTATGGCAGGTGGTTATGTAGTAAAACCAAATGTCGGTTGGTATGCTAGAGTCGATAGAGAAACTGGCGAAATTATAGAACCAAAAGTAAGAGAAAAAGATACTCTAACTGAAGCATTTTGGAAACCAGTTTTAGAAGAAACAGACTTTAAAGAGTTTGTTAAGACATACTATTCAATAGGTCATAAACCATTACTAGATGTAGAGATTGACCCAGACACTGTACAAGAGGACTAAAATAGTGTATAATAGTATAGATTCTGGAACATTCACTATGGTCGAACATCCAGGTTCTGAGTTTTATGGAATTAAAATTCAAAAAGGAAAGTATGCAGATGTCATCGTAACTTATGGTGCAGTCTCAGTAAAAGAAGACCCAGCCAACGATACAGCAAAACTTTCCTTTAATTGGAACCTTACTGACCCTGGTGAATTTGAACCAGACGATTTATTAAAGAATGAAGAATTCCAACATTATTTAGGCGATTTACTACAATATATAATTACGGATTCATTAGAAAACAAAGAGGCGAAGATTGGAACTGCAAACACACATACTCAACCAACTGATAAATAACGAGGACTTTTGCCGTAGAGTAATTCCTTATATTAAGAAAGATTATTTTGAAGGCACACATAAAATTGTCTTTGATATGATTACAAAGTTTGTTGCTAAACACAATAAACTACCAACATCTCAAGTTTTGGCTTTAGAGCTAGAAAAACAAAGTGCTCATCCCGATACATTAACTCAAGCATCTACGCTTATTAATGAAATTGCACAAAAGTCAGATGTTGATACTGATTACTTAATTAATGAATCAGAAAAGTGGTGTAGAGATAGAGCAGTTTATAATGCCATCATGGAATCAATTCAAATTATTGATGGTAAAGATAAAGACCGAACAGAAGGTGCAATACCTGAAATACTATCAGAAGCTCTTGGTGTATCATACGACCAAGATATCGGTCATGATTATATTGATAATTCAGATGACAGATTTAGTTTTTATAATAGAAAAGAAAATAGAATCCCCTTTGATTTAGATTACTTCAATAAAATTACAAAAGGCGGATTACCAAATAAAACATTAAATATCGCCCTTGCTGGTACTGGTGTAGGTAAATCTTTGTTTATGTGTCATTGTGCTGCATCAGTACTAGAACAAGGCAAAAATGTTTTATATATTACAATGGAAATGGCAGAAGAACGTATCGCTGAACGTATCGATGCCAACTTAATGGACCTACCAATCCAACAACTTGAGAGTTTACCAAAAAATGTCTTTAATGAAAAGATAGGTAAAATTGCAAAAGGAACAATTGGTAAATTAATCGTAAAAGAATATCCAACTGGTGCAGCGCATACTGGCCACTTTCGTGCTTTACTGAACGAATTAAAGATGAAAAAGAACTTTTGTCCGGATATTATTTACATAGATTATTTAAATATTTGTGCCTCTAGCCGTATGCGCGGCCTCGGTGGAAGTATAAATAGTTATTCATACATCAAAGCCATCGCGGAAGAATTACGTGGCCTTGCTGTAGAGTTTGATGTACCTATTGTTTCGGCAACGCAAACAACCAGGTCAGGGTTTAGTAATACAGACCTTGGATTGGAAGATACATCAGAGTCATTTGGTTTACCAGCGACAGCTGATTTAATGTTCGCTTTGATATCGACAGAGGAACTAGATGAGCTGGGTCAGATGATGGTAAAGCAATTAAAAAATCGATATAATGACCCGACCAAGTACAAAAGATTTGTGATTGGTATAGACAGGTCCCGCATGAAATTATATGATGTGGAGGAGTCAGCTCAATCCGACATAATGACGGATATGATACCTGACAAACCAATAAATAAATTCGGGGAGTCTGAGAACAAGGACACCTTTGCGGATTTCAAAATATAGAGAGGAAAATATATGAATATGTTACTAAAAGCTAAAGATTGGGTAATGGACAGATTAGGAGAGAGAACATCTATAGATGGTCTATCACTTATAGTTGTTTGTGGTTCAGTAATCTTATTTGGCGGCTTAGCCAAACTGCTCGCTTGGGCAGGCCTATTATGGGGTGTTTACACCTTGGTTAAGAGTGACTAATTTTTATTATAGAAAAATAGCCTTTAACTAGGCTATTTTTTTGCAAGTTTTTTGCAAAAAACACTGTACATTTCCAATATATCATGGTATAATAATTATATATTTTAAAAAGGAGTGAATAAAATGTCAAACGAAACAAATCAAATCATAATCGAAAGAATCGTAGAAGAGGTTGAGCAAATGTCAACTAGTGCGATTTTAAGAGAATTAGATGGCGGAATGAAACCAGGAGTTTGTGATTCTTGGGACGAAAGAGTTGGCCTAACTGATAGAGATTGGGCAATAGAACAATTAGCAAATAAGAGGTTCGAAGAGTGGCCTCAAGGTTGTTAATAAAATGTACAGGAAACACTGTACATTTTCTCATGTTTATGGTATAATAATAATATAATGGAAAAAGGAGTAAAAATGGATTATTACAACGAATTTGGAGTACCAATGAATGCGACCGAAGACCAAGTCAGGTCAGCAGTTGGTGCACCATCAATTGAAGAAGAAGGCACATGCATGTGCGGAGAAAAACTTAATGAATGCCCGGATGCATACGGACACATGACACATGGAGTATAGTATGAGTAAAGAATTAGATAAATCTTATCAAAAAGTGATGGACAAATTCGATGAAATTGACCAATCAATGCAAAGAACATTTAACGCTATGTATTTCCTATATGGTGGAATCGTAGCTGTTATGATTATATCTTTAGTGGAGGCGTTTACATCATGAGAACAGATGCTTATGTAATGACTGCATATACCGAATGTGCTGGAAGTATGCTAGAAATTGAAACAGTTAGAAATGCTGTAAAGTCAATTAATAAAGTAAATAAATTAAAAGAAAGATACGCACAAAGTGCTTTTGACAATGGATATACAGCAAAAATACCACAAAAATTACCAAGGTATAGAGTAACTCTACACGGTAGAGGTCCAAGGAAAGAATTTGCAAAATCCCTAGGAAAACATCCTAGAGCATTTGATAGAGAATTACCATTAAAATTTGCGGAGAGAATTGATGTCTATATCCATGAAAGGTAAAAAGGTAGCTTTTGAAGTTAGAGTTAAAGATAAACCTCCATCAAATCCAACCTGGAAAGCGGAATACCTCTTTGCACTATTAAAAGACGCTATGGTATTTGAACTAGAAATGAGAAAACAAGGATTTTTAACTGAACTTAACCGTAAGTTCATATGATTGAATACGCACTCCTTGCCGCCTGTATCGTAGGAGCTTCTTACTCCTCATACAGGCTCGGCGTTCGCCAAGGCTCAGAAAAAACAATTGATAAACTTCATTCCATGAAGGTAATTGCTTTTGACCAAAAAGGGTTTATAAAACCTAATCCGTTCTACAAAGAGAACTAAAAACTTATAAATAGATTATATTTGGAGGATGTTATGAAATCTTTAAAAAGTTTCGTACTAAAAGAAGCTGTTGCAATGATTAACCCAGAATGGTCTAAGCCTAATAGTAAAACAGGCCAGGATAGATTAGATATTTTAAAACAATTAATAGCTCAAGATAAGCCTATTGAATTAGTAAAAGGCGGAAGTTTTAAAGTTGCTGATAAAGACGATGCTCTTCAAAAAATAGACAACTATGATAAAACTGGTCGAAGCGTTATATTTACATTAAACGCAACAGATGGTAAAGTTTATAAAAATACACAAATAGCAAAATCAAAAGTATTTGGCGGAGGCGGCGGTGGAGCTGGCGGTGGAACAGCAAATACTAAACTAACGGAATCTCATAATTGCTTAATGTTATCAGCTATGTTAATTCATGGCCATAATAATGACATAGAATATTTTACACCTGATGTATTAAAAGGCGCGGCCAAAGGAATTGATGTTGACGAAAAATTAGATAAAATGTTAGAACTTGAAGGCCCATGGTTTGAGTCATCTTATAATATTTCTAAACTTTTAATTGAAAAAGGTTATGTAAAAAAAGGAATGAAACTATATCGTGGTACAAAAAACATGGTTAGAATCTATACTGATAAGGATATTGCATTTAAAAATACTGGATTAAAACCATTAAAAGATGATAAATGGAATCCAGGAGATATATGGGCAATACAAGATGGATTTGACTATAAGAAAGAATTAGATGTTTCTAATATTACAGCTTATAATAAATCATTATTAGGACATTTTGCTAACAGAACTGTAGTTGGTATATCATTAAAAGGACCAGAAGTAAAATATCCACCTCCATTAAAAGAATATAATAATCAAGTACCACCTGATATTGATTTACACAAATATATGGGTTGTAAATTAGAATCAGATAGAGGTAATTATTGGTCAGCTAAAAATGGACAAATATTATTTGATGGTGGAGTACTCATGGTAAAAGATAATACTGCAGGTGGAACTATTAAAGCTGAGATAAAAGGTAAAAACGCAAGAGGCGGTGGAATATCCTGGGGACCAATGCAGGATTATGTGCAAAGAGAAACAAGAAAGAAATTACCAGACCATGCAAAAACTATAAGAAAGATGGCTAAAAATATTGCAGCTGGTAAAGAACGAGAAATAAAAGCATATTATGCACTATTTAATCATTTTTATAAAAACGTATCGTACAAAGAGTTTAAACAGGAACTTAAGCAAAAAGACTGGACTTGGATTTCAGCTAAGTTAGCACTGAATTATCTTTGTTATTACATTGATAAATCGGGTGGTAGAACAGCAAACGCACTAGTTACACATTTTGTAAACTACGCTGGTTCTAAAGGAGCTGAAAGCGCGGTCTATGTGAAAGCTGGAAAATAATGAAAGTTTTAGTTTTATCCTCAGGAAGAACTGGGGCAAGTAAATTACTTGATGCACTATGGGTAAGATTAGGACAGCAACAGCTTGATGAATATATAGTCATAGGAGAACCATTTAATTCATTATATAAAGAAGAAAGAAATTTAGATAAAATAAAAATTAAAGGTTTAGATTATGACTATGATGAAAATGGTTCACCAAAATGGAACTACCCACATAATCTTGATGATTTTAAATATGAATTTTCTGATAAAAATGTCATAGTTAAAATGTTAGTTAATAAATATCATACTCCAGTTGAAGATGATATTGATAGTGCAATAAATTTTTTTAATAAAACAATATTAGAATTTGATAAATTAATTTTATTGACAAGAAAAAATAAAAGCAAAAGATTAAAGTCAGCTTTACATGCACATCAATATAATAAATGGGAAAAAAGTATCCCTGGGAAAAATAAAAAGAATGATATTATTTTAAAAGGTGATGATTTAGATGATGAAATAAATGATTTTTTAGATACTGAAATTATGATACATGAGTTATCTAAAAAACATGAAGTAACATATATGGAAGATATATATTCAAGCGATAAAGAACTAGCGTTTGAATCCTGGAAAAAAATATTTCCAGGTGAGTTATCGTTTAATTTTAATTATGTATATGAAATATTAAAAGGAAAACAATGAAAAAATTTACAAGTTATTTAGCTGAGTCAAAAAATACACACATGACTCACATAGAAGATTTAATCCTTGACGGAGGAGTCAAGG